GTGGCTTTAGACTATAGTGTTATAGGTTCTAGAATTAAACAAGCTAGACTTGCAAAAAATATGACACAAGAAGATTTAGCAGACCAAATTGATATTTCTGTAGCTTTTTTAAGTAGAGTAGAAAGAGGAAATTCTCATATAAATTTAAAAAGATTAAACCAATTATGTGGTTTATTAGATGTAACAGAAGGTTACCTTTTAAATGGTGCATCAAGTAGTTCACAAAATTACTTAGATAAAGAATTTACAGATTTAATAAAAAGTGTTTCACCAGCAAAACAAAAATTAATTTATAACGTAGCAAAAACAATTGCTGAAACTGAAACAGATGAAGAAGAATAATTATAATAATTTTAAAAACAATGTCAAAAACAATGGTAGAATAAATTTACCATTGTTTTTAATTTATAGTTGTACTAGTAGCACCAGTTCCTACAACATCTTCTTGTAGAGAACGCCAAGTATTGCATCCAACAATTCCATCAGCAGATAATCCTTTTGATTTTTGATATGCAATTACGGCATTTTGAGTTCCAGCACCAAAAATACCATCTAATCCATTTGTTCTAAATCCAAGAGTGTTCAAATCATCTTGTGCTATACAAACATAATTACTCAAACTACCTCTTCTTAATAAAGGAAATCCTCCAGTAGAACAAGCGGGCTTTCCAAATCTTTTATCAAAAGGTTAATGTTACAAGCATAGAATAAAAATAATCTATGCTTGTATTTTAGGAAATAATTTTAATTTAAAATCATCTTTGTCTTTAGGGGTTATCTTTGTATATTCAACTTTTTCTAATACACTTTTTAAAAGTTCATTTTTCATTTTTATATCATTAGTTTCAAAGTAACTGTCTATGACATTTTCTATTTTAGGAATTAATATTTCTCTATTGTTTTTTTTGGCAATAATCTGCTTTTTTTGGCTTTCTAATTTAATAATATTATTGTTAGTATCTTTTATTTGTTGTTTTAATAGACTTGAACGTTCTATAAATATATCTTTAGTATAAATTTCCTGTTCCAATAAATCATAAGTTTTATTTAATTGTATTTTTAATTTATTTAATTCATTTTTTAAATTTAAAATATTATTTTCAGTTATTTTAAGCAACATTTCGATATCGCTATTATCATTATTAATTATTTTTATTTTATAATCATTTAATAGGATTTTTAAAGATTGTAACAGTTTATTTTCCACAGAATCTATATTGCTTCCTACATTTTCTTTACATTTTCTACAACATATTCTTATATCATTTCTATTTGAATATGTAATTCTTGACAGTGCTCCTCCGCAAAGCCCACATTTTATAATAGAAGCCATAGGGTTTTTTAATGTATAATCAATCTTAGTTCTATTAGTTAAATTTTTTTTTCGTATATTCTGAGCCTTATTCCACATATCCAAATCAATGATAGGCTGATGAAGTCCATCAACATATATTTCATTTTTATTTTCATTTTTTACTCTAACTACATTTCCATTTATTACTTTTTTTATAGTAGCTTTATCTGTATATTTTATTTTCCCTATATATACTGGATTGGTAAGAATATTGGTTATAGTTGATTTAGCAAACGAATTACCTCTACGAGGTTTATAACCTAACCTATCAAGTTCATTGCATATAAATTCTAAACCATTGCCACTACAATATAAATCATATATTGACCTTATCATATTTGCCTCATAATCATTTATTTTTAAAGAATATCCTTTTTGTTTAGGCAACTTATATTTATCATATCCATATGGAGCGGCTGCACCAACATGTTTGCCTTCATTTACACTAGATAATATACCTTCATGAAGTCTTTGATTTATTTTCTTGTATTCCCTTCTGGACATAAATAATCCAAATTCAAAATATTCTTCATCATAATCATTGTTAGGGTCATAAGTTTTTAAAGGTGTAATGATTTTTGTATTTGAATACTGAAAGGCATTAGATACTATACCTTGGTCTAAAGTATTTCCTCTTGCCAAACGCTCTACTTCTACAACTAATACACCTGACCACATACCATTTTCAACATCTGTCAATAATTGTTGCATTACAGGTCTTGCAGAAATAGTTTCTCCAGATACAACTTCTCTATAAAATTTACTAATTTTAATTCCAACAGAATTAGCATAATCTTTTAATCTTTTTTCGTGTCTTGCTAGTGTTTCACCTTGACCATGAGCCTCTGCATCCATATCTTTTCTTGACTTTCTCAAGTATGCACAATAATTTTCCATATTATTATTTATTAAATTTTTCATATAAAAATACCTTCTTTCAAAAATTTTTGTAATCACTTGAAAAAAGGCATTTAATTATGTTATAATAAATAGCATAAAAAGACCTTATTCAAGGATTTTTTATATTGTGAGAAATATGTACCTTGTCGCAAACTTGTAGCATATTTCTCTTATTTTTTAATTTAAATCATGATCTTCTCCATCATAGTGATTTAATGGTCTAAAGCTATCTTCTATAATTTTTCCACAATTACAGCAAATGTCAAATTCATACCAATCATCAAAAGAAGATGTAACTTTTTCAATTTTTTTACATTTGCAAAAATCTTTTTCTTGCATATAAATTCCTCCTAAAATTCTCTTTTTAATTGTTTAACTATTCCAATAATTGTAACTGGTATTGTTTTCATTTCTTCTTTTGTAAATATTAGTGGTTCATAAGCAGAATTTAATGGTTGCAATAAAATACTACTATCACTCTTTTTACCTTTTTTTATTGTTGCTTCATTACCATTTATAATTGCTACAACAATATCGCCATTTTCAAAATCGTTTTGTTTCTTAATAATAACAATATCATCTTCAATAAGAACAGGGGACATTGAGTCACCGTGTACTTTTAAAGCAAAATATTCATTACCATTACCAACCAGCGAAGTTTCAACATCAATAGTACCAATCCAGTTTTCTTGTGCTAAATAATCATAACCAGCCTTAACTGTCCCTAAAATAGGAATAGATGTTACTGGATTTCCTAAGCAGTCTATTTCATTTTCATCTAAACACATTAAATATGATGGAGCAACATCAAAATATTTAGCAAGTTTTTCTATTGAACTTCTTTTTAAATTTTCAACTAATCCTTTTTCATATTTCATAATAGTAGGTTTAGTGACATTTATAATTTTTCCTACTTCTTCTTGTGTAGCTCCTTTTTTTAATCTTAGTTCTTTTAATCTTTCTCCCATATTCATAATAAAAACCTCTGTAATATAATATTATAATTTTATAATAACATATAAAGTTACTGAAATCAATATATTTACAAAAAATATTTAAAATAATTTAAAAAAAATAAAAAAAAATTTAAAAAATAACTTGACAAGTTATTTTATTAGTGATAATATACGAGTAACTTAAAAAGTTACAAAAAGAAAAGAGGTGTAAGTATGAATAAAACAGCATTAAGAATAAAAATGCTCGCAAATAATGATACAGGAATAACATTATCAAAAGCATTAAATATGTCAGAAACCACATTATCAGCTAAAATAAATGGAAAAGCTGAATTTACAAGAAACGAAATTGCTAGAATAAAGGAAAGATATAATTTAAATCCAAAAGAAATTGATAATATTTTTTTTACACTATAAGTAACTTGATAAGTTACACGAATAAAAATGCGACAAGGTACAAATAAGAAAGGAGGACAAGCAATGTGAATAAGCATATAAAGAGGTGGTTACAAAATGACAATAAAAGAATTTAAATTAGGAAGTACAACTATTGAAGTAGACAATACATATTTTCCAGAAACAAAAGAAGAAAATGAAAAAGTTTATAAAGATTTTAACAAAATAGGATGCGAAATTTTAAGAAAATTAGAGAATTGAACGAAAGTAGGTGAAAACAAATGAAAAGAACATGGAAAAACTTTAAATTAGACAAAAATAAAGTATATATGAGAATAGGACAAGCGGCAGTATATAGCAGTTTATATATAGCAGGAATAGTTTTTAGTTACTGGATGTTCTTACAGGGAATGACTTACTAGGAGGGGAAGATGACAAAAAAACGTGAAAAAGAATTAAGAAAATTAGGAATAAGTGATTATGAAATTAAAGAAGCAAAAGAACAAAATAAAAAAGAAAAAGTATTACTTATGATAGCAATACTTAATTGGTTAAATGCAATATTAATGTTTATTATTTTATTATTTGATTTCTAAAGTCTTTATCTATTTTAAAATTAAATTTAAATTTTTTGGATTTTGGAACTGCATTAATTATGATATTAAATTTTTTAGGAATTTCATTTAAATTATTAAAAATTATGAATCCTTCACAAGATGATAGTGGCTCTAATTTGACTAGAGGTGTAATCAATTTATCCTTTATATATTTACCATTATTTTTTATTAAATGATTATCAAAAAATTCAAAATTCGTAGGAATAAAAGAGTAGTCTTTTGAAGAAAAACTATTATATATATGTTTTTTATTTAATATGAAATCTGTTATTGTTATAGGATTTTTAGAGCAATTATTTATTCTGACCAATAATGCTATGGTGTATAGATTCTTACTATATGTTACAAATTCTTCGCCAAAGTCATTTGATATTACATCATTAGGAGAAAGAGTTACAAAATTAATACCAAGATTTATAAATTTTAAATTAAATTTTTCTTTATTATAAAGAACAGTAGATAAAATAGCACCATATAAAGCAACTATAAGAGCAAATAATGCGATTTTATCAGTAGCATTTAAAGAAATGAACCAATCAAACATAATAATAACCTCACTTTCGAGGATATTATACATTATTATTAAAAATTTTACAAGAAAGGAGTTGAAAGAGATGTTTAGAAAGACAAAAGAATTACAAAGTTTAGTAAATGCAAGTAGAAATAATTTAGAAATTGCAGAAAGAAAAGTAGAAAACAGAAACATATTAATTGCAGATTTACAAAAGAAAAATGAAGAACTATCAAATGAAAATATAGCAGTACATGAAGAAAACAAAGATTTAAGATTTGAAAATGAAGAACAAAGAGAATTGATAGATAGAATAAAAAGAATAGCAACTTCAAATGCATACAACAATGAAAAAGCTATTTTAGGTAAAATAAAAGAACTAATTTCAGATGCCGAAAACCAAAATTAGTTCTAAAAAATCACTTAAATATATGAATTTCTATTGTTATTATAGCATTTTTAACAGTAGAAATCAAGAGGAGAACAAAATGGAAACATTAGAACAACTAGAAAATGCATATTTTATTTTAGAAATGCAAGATAAATGGGACAGCGAAGATTATAGATATGCTAATGAATTAAAAGAAAAAATTAGAAAATTGAAAGGAGAAAATTAGATGATTAAAGACTTAATAGAAGTAAGACAGTTACCTGTAATAGAAGAACAATTAAGAAGCGTAAGTACAGTTATAGATGAAAGAGTAAAAAATGCAACTAGTTTAGTATGTACAGAAGAGTCAGTAAAAACAATAAAAGAAATAAGAGCAGAATTAAATAAAGATTATAAAGAATTTGAAAACAAAAGAAAACTAGTAAAGGAACAAGTATTGAAACCTTACAATGATTTTGAAAGCATCTATAAAGAATGTATATCTGATAAATTTAAAAATGCAGACATAATTTTAAAAGGAAAAATAGATAATGTTGAAAATGAATTGAAAGCAAAAAAAGAGCAAGAAATAAAAGATTATTTTGAAGAATATAAAACTGCTAATAATATTGATTTTATTACATACGGACAAGCAAGAATAAATGTAACATTATCATCAAGTATGAAAAGTTTAAAAGAACAAGCAAAACAATTTATAGACAAAATAGTAGATGATTTAAAACTAATTGAAACTCAAGAGCATAAAACAGAAATATTAGTTGAATATAAACAAACATTAAATGTATCACAAGCAATAACAAGTGTGACAAATAGATTTAAAGCTATTGAAGAAGAAAAGAAAAGACAAGAACAAAAAGTAGTACATATTGAAATGAATGGAAATCATGAAATAACTCAAAAAAGTTATGAACAATTAGAAAATACATTTAATAAACCATTAGAACAACCAAAAGAAGATAATGAAGAAATATTGACATTAAAATTTGCAGTAAGAGGAACAAGAACAAAATTAAGAGAATTAAAACAATTTTTAGAAAGTGGAGGTTACGATTATGAGTAATGAAGTACAAAAAAATAATGAATTAATGGTCAAATTTGATATTGACGGAAATGAAATAAAATTAACACCAAGTATAGTGCAAGAGTATATAGTAGGAACAGATGCAAAAATAACAAATCAAGAATTTAAATTATTTACAGAACTTTGCAAAGTTAGAAAATTAAACCCATTCTTAAGAGAAGCATATTTAATTAAATATAAAGCAGGAGTACCAGCACAATTAGTTGTAGGAAAAGATGCAATACTTAAAAGAGCTGTATTAAATCCAAATTATGATGGAATGGAAAGTGGAATTATAGTTCAAAAATCAGATGGAACAGTAGAAGAAAGACAAGGAACATTTAAGTTAGGAGATGAACAACTTGTAGGTGGTTGGGCTAGAGTATTTAGAAAAGATTGGTCACACCCTACATATTCAAGTGTAAGCTTTAATGAAGTAGCACAAAAAACAGGACAAGGTCAATTAAATTCTAACTGGAATAATAAAGGTGCAACAATGGTAGAAAAAGTAGCAAAAGTAAGAGCATTAAGAGAAACATTTGTTGAAGATTTAGCAGGAATGTATGAAGCCGAGGAAATGCAACAAGAAATTCCACAACAAGAACCTATTGAAATACAATCAGAAATAGAAGAACAAACAGAAGAAACAAAAGAGGTATCAATGAATGAATTATAAAATTATATCAAGTTGTAGTACAGGAAATGCAACAATAATAAGAGACATAATTTTAATTGATTGTGGGGTTACTTTTAAGAAATTAGAGAAGTATTATAAAAAACTAAAAATAGTACTTCTCACACATATACATTCAGACCACTTTAAAAAAGAAACAATTAAGAAATTAGCACAAGAAAGACCAACATTAAGATTTGCTTGTTGTGAATGGTTATTAAAACCACTTTTAGAATGTGGAGTTGAAAGAAAAAATATAGATGTACTTCAAATTGGTACGAAATACAATTATAAGCTATTTAAAATTGTACCAATCAAATTATATCATGATGTATCACAATGTGGTTATAGAGTACTATTTGACGATTATAAAGCAATCTATATGACAGACACAAAAACAGTTGAAGGAATAAGTGCTAAAAATTATGATTTATATCTTGTTGAAGGTAATTACGACGAAGATGAAATAGAAGAAAGAATAAAAGAAAAACAACAAGACTGCAAATACGTATATGAATTTAGAGCAAAAGACAGCCATTTAAGTAAACAACAAGCAAGTGAATTTTTATTGAATAATATGGGAGAAAATTCAGAGTATGTTTTAATGCACCAACATATAGAGAGGTAATTATGATAGGAACAAGTAATAAAATAATAACTTATTTACTAGAACAAGCAAAAGATAAACAGTTTGAAATAAAAGAATATAGACAAAAAAGAAGTTTAGACAGTAATGCTTATTGTTGGGTACTATTAGGAAAATTACAAGATAAGCTACATATACCCAAAGAAGAAATATACAGAGATTTAATTAAGAACATAGGAAGTTATGAAGTTATACCAGTAAAGAATGAAGCAGTAGAAAGATTTAGACAAGCTTGGAGTAATCACGGTTTGGGTTGGGTTACAGAAACAATGAAAAGCAAATTAGAACGGTTTTACAAATGTAATTACATATTATGGGTCTAGTGTGTATAACACGGCAGAAATGAGCAAATTAATTGAATTAATAGTACAAGAATGTAAACAGCTAGATATAGAAACAAAATCAGATGCAGAAATAAATAGTTTATTAGAAAGCTGGGGTAAAAATGAGCAAAAGAAGTAAAGCTTGTGAAATATCACAGAAAGTAAAAGAAATAGTATGGAACAGAGATAATCATAAATGTATTTATTGTGAAAGATATGTTCCAAAAACTTGTGCAAATGCACATTATAAAAAAAGAAGTCAACGGAGGATTAGGCATAGAAGAAAATATAGTTACATTATGCCCAGAATGCCATTATCAAGAAGATTTTGGACAAGATACTAAATTATACGAAGATTACATAGAAAACTATTTAAAAGGCATTTATGGAGCAAACTGGAACAAAGAAAAATTGATTTATAAAAAGTATTAGGAGGAAAAGAAAATGGCTAATAAAAATGAAATAGTAATAAGTATAGATGAATATAAAGAATTATTATTAAAGGATAAACCTAACAATAAAGATACAATGTTGTTAGATAGAATTAAAACATTATTATATGAACATGTAAAATATGAAAAGGACTGGGATGGCAATATAACAATAGATTTTAAACATGATAGCAAATTCTGCGATGAATTAATAACAACTATAAAAGTAATAGACAAAGAATTTTACAAGGAAATGCTTAAATTTGTTTGTGATGAAAAAGCTAAAAAAGATGCTGAAAAATCAAAAATGGAAAAAGCAAGAGCAATAAAAGATATAGATAAATAATATGACAGCAGGGCAATGACAAAAACGTTGCCCTTATATTGTACGAAAGGAGAAAACAATGGCAGGAGAAAAAGAAAGTTTTGTATTCTATAAAAGCTTTTATGACGCATTACAAGACTTAAAAGAAAAAGATAGATTAAAAGTATATGATGCAATATGTGATTTAGCATTAAATGGAAATGAAACAAAACTAACAGGAGTAGCAAAGACAATATTTATATTAATAAAACCACAGATTTTAGCAAATACAAAAAGATATGAAAACGGAAAAAAGCGGTGGTAGACCAAAAAAAGAAACCAGTGGTTTTGAAAAAGAAAAAACCATAGGTTTTCAAAACACAAAAAGCAAAACAAAACCTAATGTAAATGATAATGTAAATGAAAATGAAAATGTTAATGTAAATGGTAATGATAATGATAATGAAGATGTAAGTGACAGTTGTGTTGACGGTTTACAAAAAATTATAGATTTTTACAACGAAAACATTGGAATGATAACATCTTACGGTATTGAAATATTATCTGATTATGCTAAAGAAATGTCGGCAGATTTAATAATTTTAGCAATGAAGAAGTCTGTAGAGGCTAATAAGAGAACAATACAATATATAAAAGGTATTTTAAACAATTGGTCTAAAAAGGGAATAAAAACAGTACTTCAGGCAGAACAAGAAGATGAACAGTTTAGAAGAAAATCAGAACTAGGAACGAGCGAAAGAGAAAAAGAACTGGAGGAATGGCTAAATGAATATAAGTGATTTTACAAAACAAATAAAAAAAATAGAAGTAGCATATAATAAAAAATTTGATAAAGATGAAACAATTATGTGGTTTCAAGAATTTCAGAATATACAAGTAAAAGAGTTTAAAGAAGCAATAGACCAAATAATAAAAACAAATAAATTTACACCTAAAATAGCAGATGTTAAAGCAAAAATAAGTGAAAATACATATAGATATTATTCAGAAGACCCATACAGACATTTATATAAAAATCTAGAGTGGGGAGAATTTATAGATTAAAGGAAGTGATAAACAAATGAAGATAACACAAAAAGACAGAATTATAAATTATATCAGACAATTTGGAAGTATAACAAGTTGGGAAGCATATCAAGATTTAGGAGTAATGCAATTAGGAGCAAGAATAGACCAACTAAAAAAAGAAGGCTATGAATTTACAACGGAATGGGTACAAAAGAAAAATAGATTTGGAGAAGATGTAAGTTTTAAAAGATATTATTTAGCGGATATGGTAGCAGAAAATATGAACCATATACCAAAAATTTAGGAGGCAGTTATGATAATAGTAAGTCAAGGTAAAACAGCACATATAAATTACGACAATATCGAAGTGACATATTTATTAAAAAAAGATGACAAGATACAGATAAATATGAGAGGGAATTATGATTATACAATAGGAGAATATGAAACAATGGAAAGAGCAAAAGAAGTATTACAAGAAATAATAAAATCTTATAGAAAGTATAGGACAGCTGAATGCGATGGGCCTACTAAAGTACTACAAGAAACAACAGTTTATGAAATGCCAGAGGACTAGCCTATGAAATATAATTATCCATCGTTAGAACGGCAAATGTGTAAAATGTAGAGGTTGTAATAGGCTTGAATCAGAAAACTTTAAACGGAGTTTGGAGATGTGAAAATTACATAGAAAAGGAGCTAAAGAAAAGTGAACAAGATAGAAATACCATTTAGGCTACCATCGTTGAATCAATACATAAATGAATGCAGAAGAAACAAGTATGCTGGAGCTAATATGAAAAAGAATGTTGAAAAAGACATAGGCTGGTATATAAATTTATTACCTGAATATAAAAATCCAATTAAGATTCATTTCATCTGGGTTGAAGAAAACAAAAGACGTGATTTAGACAATGTATGCTTTGCCAAAAAGTTCATATTAGACAGTATGGTAAAAGCAGGAAAATTAAAAGATGATAACAGAAACTTTGTAAAAGGTTTTAGAGATGATTTTGAATATGGAAAATCAAGTAAAGTTATTTTAGAAATAGAAGAAATTAAATGAAAGGAACATAAGAGATGATAGAAGTAAACGAATATGTGAGAACAAAAGATGGAGTTATTGGAAAAGTTATAAAAGTATTAAGTAACAGAGTGTTTTTAGATAATTTAGGGTATGCAGTGCTAACAAAGGATATAGTAAAACACAGTAAACAACTAATATACTTAATAGAAGTTGGAGACATAGTAAATGGAATGGAAGTATTAGATATACATAAGCCAAGAGATTTATGGGAACCAATAGAAATAAGAGTTGATAGTAGATATACAAATTTTATTTTAGCAGAAGACATACAAACAATACTAACAAAAGAGCAATACTTGGCTAATTGCTATAAAGTAGGAGGAGAATAGATATGTTAAAAATAAGAGATGATGTAGATTTAAAAGAACTTAAAAAGTTTGGATTTGAACGTATAATTAATGATACGTATAGTAAAAGAATGAATAATTCGGACGACCGCTATGAAACTTCAATATTAGTTAATCCGTCAAATAAAGAAACAGAAAATCATGTTGTTTATTATATAAATAATGATGAAAAAATTGGAAATATTGAGAAAGACGATATTGATTTAACTGGCGAATTAGATACACTATACGATTTAATCAAAGCAGATTTAGTAGTAAAGGAGTAAATAAGATATGAGTAAAGAGGAGATATCTAAAGAAACAAAAAATACTTTACAAAATTGTTGGGTTATGACAACAAATCACGAACTAGATAATGAAAATAGAAAATTAAAAGAAGCTATAACTGAAATATTAGATAAAACTATGACCTCAACAGAAAAAAGCGAATATTGGTATAAGTATTATATAGAACATAAACAATACAATAATGATTTAGAATATAACAAAAAAATATTAAAAGACTGGTCAAATATTTTAAAAGGCATGGGCAATAGAAATTATCCTTATTGCTATGCTATTGATAGAATTTTAACAGAGCTGGAGAGGAGTAAATAAGATATGCTAGTACCAATAGTAGATATGAAAGAATTTGAAAAAATTGGATTTAAAAAATGTAAAAAGCCTTATGATAGTTGTTATTATCTATGCTTTTCAAGAGGAATACAATACATATTTTTAAGTCCTGTAATGATAGATATTAATAAATGGGAAGATACAGACCCACGAATACACAAAAATGCTAATTGTAAATACAGTGATAGAAGAACAGCACAAGATTTTATGTGCGAATTAATATTAAATGGAATGGTAACATGTAAATATTTAGTTGAGAGGAGCAAATAAGGTATGAAAATATTTAAAAGTATAGATGAAAAATTTGAAGATATAGGATTTAAAAAGGTAAAAGATGACCAATATTCAGTTACATATGAAAGATATAATGGAAAGTATAAATACATACAAGTATTAGATATTTGTCATAAGAAAGATGGAAGACATATTATACAAAGTTATGATAAAGATTTGTTTGACAAAAAAGGAATAGGCAATACTGGTGTTGGCTTAACATATTATGAAACAAAATTGGCATTAAAAAAGATGAAAAAGAAAAAATGGCACAAATAATTGTTAGGAGGTGTTTTAAGTGAAAGAAAATAGTATAGAAGAAGATATAGAAATATTAGATTTGTGTAGAGAATATACAATTAAATTGTTAGAGCTCCAAAAGGTAAAAACTAAAGGTGTAAATTTATTTGAACCAAGCAAAGAAAAAAAGTGCGAATTAGCAATGATAGATAAAAGTATAGAATATTTGAGGAGAAATAAATGGAAAATAGTATAAAAGAAGCATTGGAAAAATTATCAACTGGTAAGAAAATAAAAATGTATGAGCTTTTGAGAACTTTCAAAAAAGAAGGTATTGAAAATTTTGTTATTACGAGAAAAAAGTATGTTGATGTTATTTTATCAGATTATAAAAGAGTATTAAAAGAGAATGAAGAGTTAAAACAAGATAGAAATAATAATTATCAAATGATAGCATTATCACAAAATGAAATGTTAGGATATATACAAGGATATGAAGATGGCAAAAAACTAAGAAAAAATGCTGTTGCAAATATAGTAGAAAATCAACAATATTATATATTAAATAAACAAATTGAAAAATATAAAGAATGTATAGAAAAACTACAAAAAGATAATGAAGAACTTAAAGAATGGCAAGAAACATATAAAAGTGAAAAGAAAATGAAAAATGAATATGTAAAACTTTATCAAGATTTATTATTGAAAGAAAATGTTATTCCAGTTCAAAAAGTAAAAGACAAGATAGAAGAATTACAAAAAGAATACAACAAATTAGATAAACAAGTTGATGAATATATAAATGATGCCAATAAAGATTTAGCAAAATATTATGAAAATAAAGAAAAAATATCAATAATGCAAACATTATCATATTTCATTGATATTTTACAAGAACTACTAGAAGGGAGAAAATAAAATGAATGGAAATGATAATGGATTCATAAAAAATAGAAATAAAGAAAAACAAAGACAAAATAATGTAAGAGAATATCAAAGAAAGTTCTTAAATAAAAAAATGAGAAGGGGTAAATAAAATGTGTGCTGATGAATTGTTTGAAGAATTGGGTTTTACAAAAGCTATAGATAACGACACAGAGGTTAAATATTATTATATAAATACTATAATGGGCGATAGAATAGAACATACAATACAAATTGCTAAAATAGGGGAAATAGTATTTTCATATAGAAATGATAGAAATCATCAGGTGATGGGATTTGGGAAAAAAGAACTACAAGCAATAAATAAGAAAGTAGAGGAATTAGGATGGATGAATTAGTAAAAGAATATATGTTAGGCTTATTAAAATGGCAAAAAACAAAATTAGAATGTATAAATTTAGGTTGGACTCAAAATGAAGAAATAAAAACTGAATTACAACTAATAGAAATGGCAGAAAAAAAGTTAAAGAAAAATTATAAAAAGGAGGACTAACATATGACAAAAGAACAAGCAATAGAAGTATTAGAAAAAATAGATGTGAAATTTTTTATAAGTGGAATGACAGAACAAAAAGATTATATTATAGATAAAGCAGATGAAGTAAATGTTGCAATAGAAACAGTTTTATCTATACTAAAAGAAAAAGACCAAATAATTGATTTAATGGCAGAAGAGTTTAAGGAAAAGACTTTAATGTATAGTGATTTCACAAAAGAAGAAGTAAAACAATATTTTAAAGATAAAGCAAAAGAATTATTAAATAAATAAAAGAGCATACTACATCTAAAGAGTTTCTAAAGAGAATCTAAAGAGGTGTAGTATGCAAGATAAAGAGATAATTCAAAAGTGGAAAGCAGGATTAAGCAAGAATCAGTTAGCAACAATGTATAAAAGACAATATAATCAAGAAATAAAGATAATAAGAAGTACAGTAAGGCACAGACACGATGGAAGATACATAAGCAATTATGAAGCATTAGCTTATGTTGAAAGAGTAATATATGAATATATAAAAAAACAAAACACCTATAAAATATAGGTGCTGTGTAGAGGTAACGAGACTTGAACTCGTATGGACATAAGTCCAATAGCTTCCAAAGCTATCGTGTCTACCGATTCCACCATACCTCTATATATTATTTGTATTTTAACACATTATTATAAACAAAGCAAGTAAAAATAAAAAAGAAAGGTGATACAAATGACAATAAATCATATATACAACATAGTAGTAAGTACAATGGCAGAATTAGAGAATATAAACTTATTAGATATAACAAAAAGGAAACAGAATCAAGCACAATTAAATAAAGCATATAAGATTTTAGATGACTTAAAAGATGAATTAATAAGAGAAAATATAAAAAGGAGGCACACTAATGAATAA